GTTCAGATTACTAACTCAAATGTATTCCAATACAACTACTTACCATCTGGTGCTTCAAACGCATTAGGTGCTTTCGTTGCACGTTATCCTGGTGCTTTGGGTAACTCATTAACAGTTTCTGTTATTGACGCTGGCGCAACAGCAAATCAATATACAAACTGGAGTGTTCCACTTTATAATTCTGCTAACACAAATTATGCAAACACTTCATTGTCTGGTTACTTCAATAGCCAACCAAGTACAAGTTACACTGGTACACAATTAGGTGCAGCTAATGACCAAATTCACATTGCAGTTGTTGATACAGGCGGTTTGTTCACAGGAACAAAAGGTACAGTTCTAGAAACTTTTGCTTTCTTGTCTAAGGCTTCTGACAGTGTTGATTCTAATGGTCAATCAAACTACTACAAAAACGCTATTTTCAATAACTCAAAATACGTTTACGCAGTTGATCCAGTAAACTACAATTCTACAAATGCTACATGGGGTAAAACAACAGCAAATACATCTTTTGCTACATTGTCTGGTGCTTATACACTTCCATTGTCTGCTGGTACAGATGCAACAATTACTGATTCAGACATCATTAATGCACAAAACTTGTTTGCTGATCCTGCACAGGCAACAATTTCATTATTGTTGACTGGTCCATATACAGATTTGGCAGTACAAACAAATGCAATTAATATTGCAGCTACACGCCGTGATGCAGTTGCGTTCGTTTCTCCACCACAATCAGCAGTTGTCAATAACTCTGGCAGTGAAAGAACTAGCGTATTGTCATGGATGAATACATTGTCTTCAATTACTGGTGGACCAACAGGTTCATATGGTTTTGCAGATTCTGGTTGGAAATATATGTTTGACAAGTACAACAACGTGTACCGTTGGGTTCCATTGAATGGTGACATTGCAGGTCTATGTGTATACACAGACACAGCAAACAATCCATGGTGGTCTCCTGCTGGTTACAACCGTGGCGTTATCAAGAACGTTATCAAGTTGGCATGGAATCCAGTTCAATCTGAACGTGACGCATTGTATCAAGTTGCTGTTAATCCAGTTGCTTCATTCCCTGGTCAAGGTACAGTATTGTTTGGTGACAAAACAATGCAATCACAACCTTCTGCATTTGATAGAATAAATGTTCGCAGATTGTTTATCACACTTGAACAAGCAATTAAGAGAGCTGCTCAATACTCATTGTTTGAATTCAATGATGCATTTACACAAGCACAGTTTGTGTCTTTAGTAACTCCATTCTTGCGTAACATTCAAGGTCAACGTGGTATTAATGCGTTCCAAGTTGTTTGCGATAATACTAATAACACACCACAGGTCATTAATAGTAACCAATTTGTTGGTGACATTTATATTCAGCCTGCTCGTTCTATTAACTTTATCCAGTTGAATTTTGTTGCAGTTGGCACTGGTGTTAATTTCTCAACAATTACCACTACAACAGCTTAATAAATAAGAACAAATAGGAGAATAAAATGGCATTTCAAATTAGCGACTTCACAACACGCCTAACAGGCGATGGCGCCCGCCCAAATTTGTTCCAGGTAAGTATTCCAAATATCCCAACTGGACAAAATGCACCTGGTGCTAACCCTGCGGCAGGAAGTTCATCAACATCATTATCTTTCCTAGCAAAAGCTGCTCAACTTCCTGGTTCTACATTGGGCACAGTCCCAATGTATTACTTTGGTCGTGAAGTAAAATTTGCTGGTAACAGAACATTTGCTGATTGGACAGTAACAATTGTTAACGATGAGAACTTCATTATTCGCAATTCTATTGAAGCATGGATGAACTATATAAACAGTAATCAAGGTAATTTGAGAGGTACTTCTGTACAATCAAATAACTTTACTACAACACAAGCATTAGGTTATACATCTGACGCTCACGTTTACCAGTATGCAAAAACTGGTGGTTCAGATGGTTTAGCTGGTGCTATCAAGGCTTATGACTTTGTGGGTATGTTCCCAGTTGATATGTCTCCAATCGATTTAGATTGGGGTTCAAATGACAGTATTGAAGAATTTACTGTTACATTTGCATATCAATACTGGACTTCTACAAATACAACAGTCACAACATCTTAATATTATATCAAAGGGACTTCGGTCCCTTTATGTGTTTTTGAATTGAAAATTGGAAAAAAATGGCAAATAAATTCTCTTTATTTGGCTTTACCATATCTCGTGGTGAAGACCAACAAGAAACCCAACAATCATTTAGCCCACCAGCAAATGACGATGGTGCATTAACGATTACATCTGCCGCATATTATGGTACATACGTAGATTTAGATGGAACTGCAAAGAACGAGGTAGAATTAATATCTCGTTATCGTGAAATGGCAATGCAACCAGAAATTGAATCTGCCATTGACGATATCGTAAACGAAGCAATCTGCCAAGACGATGACGGCAAGATTCTACAAATTATTCTGGATGACTTAGAACAACCAGACAAGATTAAAAAAGCAATCAAAGCCGAATTCAACACAGTAATGAAGATGTTGAATTACAAGAATATGGCTCAGGATATTTTCCGCAGATACTATATTGACGGAAAATTATATTACCACATTATCATAGACCGTGAGCAACCAACTCAAGGTATCAAAGAATTACGTTACATTGATCCACGCAAACTACGCAAAATTCGTGAGGTCAAAAAACAAAAAGATGAACGTACGGGTGTTGAAGTTGTTAACACCGTAAACGAATATTACATTTTCAATGACAAAGTAACCACTGGTAGTTCCACAAACTATGGTCCAGTTGGTACTCGTATCACTACTGACTCTATTATCTCCGTTGTTTCTGGTTTGATGGACTCACGCCGTGCTGTTGTATTATCATACTTGCATAAAGCGATTAAGCCTTTGAATCAATTGCGTATGATTGAAGATGCAACAGTTATCTATCGTATCTCTCGTGCACCAGAACGTAGGATTTTCTACATTGACGTTGGTAACTTACCTAAACTAAAGGCCGAACAATACCTACGTGACATCATGGTAAAATACAAGAACAAACTTGTATATGATGCCAACACTGGTGAAGTCCGTGATGACCGTAAATTCTTGTCTATGATGGAAGACTTCTGGTTACCACGTAGAGAAGGTGGCAAAGGTACAGAGATTACTACACTACCAGGTGGACAGAACCTAGGTGAGTTGGAAGACGTTAAGTATTTTGAAAAGAAACTGTATAAGTCTTTGAACGTTCCAGTCTCCAGACTTGATCCAAACCAATCCGGCTTCTCTTTAGGTCGTGTTGGTGAAATCACAAGAGATGAGTTGAAGTTTGCCAAATTTGTTGGTCGCATGAGAGCTAAGTTCTCCGACTTGTTTGACCAGGCATTACGTGTACAATGTGTTCTAAAAGGTATCTGTACAGATACAGAATGGAATGAATTCAAAGAACATATTCATTATAACTTTATCAAAGACAATAACTTTACTGAGTTGAAAGAAGCAGAGTTAATGACTAACAGACTTCAATTGTTGGCATCAGTAGATCCATATACAGGTCGTTATTTCTCTCAAGCATGGATTCAACGTAACGTATTGCGTTTGAATGATGATGAAATCAAAGTCATGCAAGGAGAAATTGAAGATGAGAAAGAAGCAGGATTAGGATTGCCAGTTGGTGTTACAAATGATGTTGCACAACAACAAATGGTTTCTCAAATTGGCCAAGAAGATGCAGAGCATCAAAACCAATTAGATATGAGATTGGATCAAAGTAAAGAAAAGAATCCATCTAATCAATAAATATAATCATAAAATTTTAACTAGGAGATTAATATGTCCGATACAACAAGAAACCTAATCGATTACGCAGCACAAGATGATGCAGTTAATTTTAGAGCAGAATTGTATGCAGCAATTCACGACCGTGTTACAGCACACATTGAAGCCAAAAAGCAAGAGATTGCTCAAGGTTTGGTAACACAAGAAGAAAAAGAAATGAAACATAAAGCCATGAAAAAAGAAGAAGAAAAATGGCATATGAAAAAAGAAGAAGAGGAAGAAGATGAGATGAAGCACAAGATGATGATGAAGAAAAAGATGAAAAAAGAAGCTTATTAATTAATTATAAATACTTAATGGCATTGACAAAAGGCAATCATGGCAAATAAATTTACATACCAAGTATTGAGAGACACACAAACAGATTCTGTTATTAAAATTACAGCAGCGTTTGATGGCTCTGGCCAAGAAGCCAATGGTTCTCGTATTCAGGCCAATACACTTTCTTTTGCTTTAGATGCAAATGGCGCTCAATTACATTCTTCACAAAGTTTGAGTAATACTGCTTTATCTTATTATGATTTGCAACTAACAGGATTAAAATACTACGTTAACTTTCCAACATCAAATGTTGGTGGAGTAGAAATATATTGGAATGGCGGTGGAGCAACTAGTGCGGCACAATATGCCAATTCTGCAACAATCTTCCATTTGAATCTGCAAGGCGAATTTGGATTAGGCGAACAGTTACCTTCTATTCTAAACAATGCAGTTGGTGGAAATGGTGACATAGGAATAATGACAACAGGTGCAACACCAAATTCCGCATACACATTAATTGTTACCTTACGTAAAAACAATGCAATGTATGCTCGTGGCCAGTTCCAAGAACCAGCAGCATTCAACTACGGTGCATACAAACTTACACCGTAAAATTAGGAACAAACATGGCAAACATTTATACTTATCAAGTCCTAAGAGACACAACAGAAAAAGCAGTCATCAAGTTGACTGCCAATTTTGATGGAACAGGACAAGAAACAAACAACTACAGGATTCAAGCCAATACATTGTATGGTGCATTGACAAGTAACAATAACGTTTTGCCAAATGGAACACCATTGTCTTATTATGGTTTAACTGTTACAAGAATTGGTTATAACATTGCATCGCAACAAAAAGGTTATGTTGAGTTATCATGGACTGCTGCAAACACAGCACAAAGTGTTCCAATCATGAATATGGATCTTTGCGGTGAATACTCTGAAGACCAAGGCATGGTATCAATTAAAAACAATGCACCAAATGCAACAGGTGATATTGGTGTTACGACTGTTGGTCTTACTGCTAACTGTGCATATACTTTAATTATTGAATTGCGTAAAGAAAATCAATACTATCAACGTGGCCAGTTCAATGATCCTGCCGCATTCAACTATCCTCCCTATGGAGTAACACCATGAAGTTAATTAAAGAAATATATGACACTGTTAATTACCTAACAGAAGACAAAGA